TCGTCTTGACCTTTTGATCCTTGTTTGTTGATCAGGCTGTAGTAGAAAGTTTTTAAGCCCCAACGATGTGCCTGCATGAGGTTGGTGGCAATCAAGGTGGTAGGCACCTTGCGATCAGCAAAGTGTGCAGGATTGTAGAATGTGTTGGTGCTGATGCTTTGATCCACATAGGCCGCCAACACTGCCGCAGTCTTGATATAACCAATGCAATCTTTTTGATCCCACATGAGCTGATAACGATTTTTTAACTTGTTGTATTCTGGAACCACCTGGATTAGGCTGCCAGCCTTGCTGTCTTTTACAGTGATCAAGCTCATGGGCATTTCAATGCCGTTGGTTGAATTGATCACCACCGAACTTGATTCTACAGGAGCCACTGCCATCAAGGTTGCGTTGCGTACACCGTGTACTTTCATTAGTTCACGTAGCTTTTCCCAGTCCAGTTCAGGTTTAAAACTAGTCAACTCGTTGACAGCCTTGGCTCGTAGTTCCCAAGGAAACACACCTTGTCCATATCTTGTAAGGCCGCTGTGACTGCAAGGTCCACGCTCCTTGGCGAGCTCTACTGTGGCTTCTGTAAGATAATAGGCTTGATGTTCCATCCAGGTCTTGACTTCGTGCAAGGCTTCTTTTTCGCCATATTGTAAACCACGCTTGGCATGCCAGTAGGCTAGATTTGTAACACCAATACCCAAGGGCTGGATCTCTTGGTTACTGAGCATACTTTGGATACTCAGATAGTCTTGATAATCTAAGATGTTACACAGGCTACGTTGTAGGATACGGCAGGCACGACGCATGTCTTCTGGATTGCGGAACGCCCCCCAGTTGATTGATCCTAACGTGCATAAAGCGATACGGCCAGCATCATCATCTAGTCGTTTGAACGATTTGGTGGGTAATAAAATTTCACAGCATAAATTTGACTGATAGATTGTATGATACTCAGGATCAAAAGGCCCCTGGTTCATGACATTGTCAATGAATACCAAGTAGATACGACCTGTATCAGTTCTCTCCTTTAAGATACCGCCTTTGAATACTTCTTCGGCGCTGATTACTTTTTTCCTAAGGGTTTTTTTCGATTCATACTTGACATACAGTTCCTCGAACTGTTGAGTGTCTTTGTAGAAAGCCTCGTATAGATCGGGGACTTCGTTTGGGTCAAAGAACGTAATGTTTTCCTTGTTTTTAAAACGTCTCCAGAAGAAACTGTTAAGGACGACTCCGTAGTCCATGTGCCGGACTCGTGTTTCTTCGGTACCTTGATTGTTCTTAAGCACAATAAGATCATCAAACTGATAATGCCAAATAGGATAGAATACAGTAGCACTTGCATTGCGGATACCTCCTTGTGAACAACTACGCAAATCACCAAACCACTTTTTAAGGAATGGTATCATTCCTGTATGCATGACTTCGCCACCCCGGATGGCGGAACCCAAGGGACGTAGACGACCAACCTCTAGACCAATACCAGCTCGCTTGGCCGCGTACTTGGCCATCATCTCCCCACTAGCAAATATACTATCCAGATCGTCGTCACTCCTGATAAGCACACAACTGCTAAACTGTTTAGTTGGAGTGCCAAGCCCAGCCAGCACAGGTGTAGCAAGAGTAAATAGGCCATCTGACGCACAGTTGTAATACTCGCGGATGAGACGCATACGTGCCGATTGAGATTCTTCCTTATGAAACACCGTAGCGGCCGCGACCATATACCTAACTTGTGGAGTCTCATAGATCTCCTTCGTAGCGCGATTGCGTACAAGATACTTCTCAATAAGCTGTTCAATTGCTGCATAACCGTATTCCTCATCCTTGGCATGATCGATCATGTCGTTCATCTTGTTCCAGTCATCTTCACTATACCACTCAAGAAGTTCTGGAGTGTATAGACCAGTGGCCACATTTCGTTTTACGATCTCATACAGGTGTGGAGGCTGGTAACTGCCATACACATCTTTACGCAACATACTGAGTCGTTGTTTACCAGCCACGTACTGATAGTTGGTGTGCCCTACATCGGGATTGGCTTCTACGTCAATTAGGTCTACAATAGCTCGGAGAGTGATACCATCAATCTCTTGGGTAGTGATACCATCATAAAAATGCAACTGTGCCTTGATCTCAATCATGCTTTGACTGACATCTGCAATACCTTGGCATACCTTGGCAACCTGTGCCTGCCATTTTTCAATGTGCAATGGTTCTTTTACACCGCTTCTTTTTACAACTGTGATTTGCGTCATTTGTTCTCGTTTGTTTAATTATACTGCTTGTGTATTTGGTTTTGTGTCAACTGCCGGTGTACTACAACTTGTTGATTGTTATTTACGACTGTGTCTGCTTCCCAATTCAGTATATATTTTGTTTGGTCCGCTAGGACTAAATTATGTCCGGTTTGGGTTAAAACCAAACTTGCAGACGTCAAATCCTCACGGTCCAACAAAGTTATAGTATACAGGATTCCCAAGCCTCTTGCAACTTCGCAGTACACATTGTCACTCAAAAGTTGCCAAGGATCGGGCCAGGCGGCATGATCGTCCCAGTGAAGATAATACGGTTGCCAATGACATTGAAACCACCAGGCATTGATGGCGGTCAATGCAGATTCTATGGGCAGAGTTTGGGCAGACTCACGCAAGGTGTACCAGGCCCTGAGGCGCTGATCAAAGGTTTGAGCCCACATCAGGGTAGATAATTGATAGAGTAATTGAATGTACCATTGACGCCGGCTGTTGACACGTAAGATACCGTGGCAATGTCTCCTGCTTGCGTCACAAACAACGTGATTCCAGTGGTGGTATTTTCGGTAAAGGTATCAACAGATGTTAATGCACCTGCAGGATCTGTCACCACCTGGATGGTACCAGTCCTACGAGCTGTGTCGCGGATGATGGTATAGTTTACGTTGAAAGTCGCAATCACGGTTGAGTCTATTTCAAAAATTGTCACCGGTGAAGCTTGACCAGCCAACAAGGTAAATTGTTGGCCACTTTGTCGGACGTAGGTACCAATAGCCAATTCACTGCCATTGGTTGTGGCAATGCTGGCTGTGTTGTTAAGGTTGATTCTAGGAAAACTTGTTCCAGGGTCTTCTCTAACTGAATACTGATCACCACGTTCAAACAAATCACTGATGCTGATGTTGTTGGCATTCTGTATGTCAATGCAGGCAGTGTAAGGATTAGTGTTGTCGCCAAAAGTTGCAAGTGAGCCACTACCAGTGCCGCAACCTACTAGATAAAAAGCATTGTGGGCTGTGGCATTGAGACTGACTGTGGAGCCAAACACTACTCCGTCAGCAAAGATGTTGTCAAACTTGTTGCCGACCACACGGAATCCTACAGCTCCACTGTTGACTGCTGTGGCAGTGCCTAGGACTACACCTTGGTACAACAAATTGAAATAACTGTTTTGTACTGTTACACCATTGACTTGTTGATCGGTTCCGCCAAGATTGGTTGCAGTGTTTGTGCCAAAAGTGGTTCCACTGAATTCACAGTTGTCAAAAACAATTTGACCAGTTATCAGTGTCACGCTACTGGCAAATCTCACACCGGCTGTGTCAGCGTTCTCATTGATCAAGTCTGCCACTGTCAAGGGACCATAAAAGCCCACACTTTGGAAACGACAGTTGGTGGCATCTTGGACCAAGAATACATCAGTGGTAGGATCTAAATTACGGAAACCCATGTTGGTTATGGTTATGTCTATGGGTGGTGTAGCACCGTTGCCGCCTATGTTGACTCCATACTGTTGCAAGCTGTCGGCTGTTCGCGCCACAAATGCATTGAGTGTGCTGTCATCGCCGCTGTTGTCTAGCTGTATGATGGATCCGTTGATGCCGTCACCATACAAGGTTGCATAAGGCGGAATAAAAATAGTTTCTGTTACGCGATAGGTGCCTGCTGGAAAAAACAAACTTCTGCGTATCTGTGGGTTGACCTCTCTGCAATACAATTGAAACAGGGCACGATTGATGGCCTCTGTGTCATCAGTGACACCATCACCAGTGGCACCAAAATCCGTGACTGTGGCAAACTGATCCAGCCATGATTGCAGACTTTGTGTGACAGGTGTGTCAGGGGTAGCTCCGGTTTGTACTGTGTAACCTGCGGCTTGGCCTTTGTAGGTATACGTGGTTTGGAATTCTAAAATATCTGAAAATTCAGTGAGAATTTCAGTATTTCCAACCACAGGCGCACCTTCAGCCAGGGTACCATTACCAATATACAATCTACGTTCATCAATGCTCCAGCCCAGTTCGGCGCCAGACAACTGTGGTAGATTTACTTGCAGACCTCTACGGTTTGTTATGCGGGATATTTGTACAATGGCCACTTTTTATTGTCCTTGAATTCTATCCAGTATTTAGCTGAATTAGGCTTGTAGGTAGTACTGCTCTAAACGGCGCCACCAAGCATCAGCCCAATGATCAAAATCCTCAGGTTTAAGTACAAATTCTTGATACTCTGGGCGTGCTGTTGGACAACCCATTTCATCCACAGGCGGTTTTACACACATTAGCACCACACCTTTACGGATATTGGTCCCATAAACTTCATTGTGTGCCAGTGCATAGGCCACAAGTTGCAAGTAATAGTCTGTGATCCACTCTTGTCGTTTGGGTTTATTGGTTTGTTTAAAGTCCAGAATACTTTCGTCTTTTTTATGTAGGCCCACACAGTCGGTGGTTCCAGCATACAGCTTGGGAAAGTATAAGGGAATCTCTACACCCCAGAACTCGTCAACATTTACTAGTCCGTCTTCGATCACAGTCTCGGCCATGGCATGACTGGCCCAGCCAAATGGATTTGTGCCGCGATCTTTAAGCTCCCCGTTTTTTACATAGTGCTCAAGATAAGTGTGCATTCTAGTTCCACGATTGGCAGCTTCTGTTGTAATCTGCTGAGCCTTGGCGTGTCCTACATTTTTGCGCCATTGCTCTAGGGCCGCTCGTGATTCTTCGGGTTTGGTCTTGTCTAAGATAGTTGTGACACTGGGCAACTTACCGCCTGGAGTGTCGTACAGCCTACGGCCATCTTCGGTGACCCGGTTCAAGGGTTGGTAATCAAATTTTGGATTGTACAAATTAGACTCGGAAACTTTCCCCGCAACCACAGCGGTCTTTTTCTTGTGGATTGTTAAATTCAAAACCTTCATTTAGGCCATTACGTACATAGTCAATGATCATCCCATCAAGGATTGGAAAGCTCTTGGGGTCTACAACTATTTTAAATCCATCACTGTCAAACACATGATCGGTCACTTCCGGCTCATCTACGTATTCCAATACATAGGCCAGACCGCTGCAACCTGTGGTTCGTGTGCCTAGACGTATTCCTATGCCTGCGCCGCGGCGATCTATGTTGCTGACAATTTTACTGGCGGCTCTTGGAGTGACAGCAATCATTAGTGTTTGCTTCTGTAGTCTTCTATAGCCGCCTTAATAGCGTCTTCCGCAAGGATACTACAATGGATCTTAACCGGCGGTAGTGCAAGTTCTTCTGCAATCTGTGTGTTCTTAATCGCGCCTGCTTGCTCCAGAGTTTTACCCTTGACCCACTCCGTGAGCAACGAACTTGACGCAATAGCCGAGCCACAACCGTAAGTCTTAAATTTTGCATCTTGGATGACACCATTTTCTACTCGTATCTGTAGTTTCATTACATCACCACATGCCGGAGCACCAACCATGCCGGTACCTACATTGATGTCACCTACGTCCATCTTGCCCACATTTCTGGGATTTTCATAATGATCGATTACTTTTTCTGAATAGGCCATTTCACACTCCTTTGTGTATTATAACACGCTGTTTAAATATTTACAACAGTTTTGGATTGGCTACATGCGCCGTTTCATAGCGGCTTTGGCATTGCCATCAACTACCTTTTGTGCCTGATCCACGGTCATGCCACCAGCTCCAGCCACGTTGCCTCGGAATCTAACTACCCCCGATCCGGGTTCAATGGGCTCCAAGATATTTTTCAACGGTTCCTGATTGATCAGCTGATTGAGATTTTCACTGGTCACGTTCACACCCAGACTTTTGGCCAAGTCCATGAATGCGGCCTGACTTATTTGTTTGGTGGCCGAAGTATCATCTGCACGCCCCAGCAGAAACTGGCTCAAGGCCAGTAGTTTCTGTGAGTCAGGCTTGGCTACTTCCGAGATTCGCATTATCTGCGGCCGCGACCCAGACTGGTGGCCAAAGAGTTGGAATCCTCTACGTCATCAACTTCGATGTCGGTATCAATTTCCTCTTCACCAGGAGCAGGTAACTCAGCAGGCATTTCGCCACCGAGGTCAGCACCCATGTCATCACCGGGTACAGCAGGTGCTTGTCCAGTGACCACACCCAGGGCCTGATCCAACTGTTGTTTGGATGCTTGTAGATTTTGCAACAGGGCTGACAAGGCAGCACTGGCATCACCGTTGAACTGTGTGGCTTGGTCAGGACCAACTTGGTTCTTTATCTGATCTACTAGGGCCGGCAAATCTTTGAACTGCATGGCACTGACTTGTTCGCTCATCTTTTGTACTTCATCAACCATGTCTTGAGCGGCCAGGACCACTTGAGCCTGTTGTACTTCGCTTTCAGTGACTTGGCGACGGCTTTCGGCCATGCCCATGGCCGGCATGTTGCGTTGTTGTTGCAAGGCACGGATCTGATCTTGCAACTGCTTGATCTGATCGTCAATTTCTTTTCTTTTCTGGGCTGTCTGCATGGCCATGGCTTGAGGATTTGGTTGAGTTGCGGCAGGTTGTGCATCCAGTTCCATGATCCTGGCACTAAGAGCCTGTTCCATGACCACCAGTTTCAAATAGGCAGGATTTTGCTCACTGCGATGGAATTCTGGAGTGCGGCGATGTTCAGCCACAAGGCCGCGTACACGGCGCAACATTTTAAGTGCCTGTGTCTGGTCGATAGTGTCAAACGTCACACGGTCGCCAAAATAACTTTCAAATACCTTAGCGGCTTGTTTTGTTGGGTTGGCCACGGCCAATTCGTTGAGTTTCATTGTTAAATCCTCGTTGTTGCAAGTATTTAGCCAAATTTACACAATTGTTTAATTGATTTTCCACAATCTTTTTTTGCATCAATTTGGTTTCTAACTTGGTTCCTATATTTTCTCTAAAATCTGGGCAGTTGCTACGATCACCAATGGCAGCCCGGGCATTGATATCATTGGCCAAAAATGACAGTTTGCTGTCCAAAGACCGGATGTCATTGGCCAGATTGTAGTGCGTGTATTTGTCGGCTATGCACCAGCTGAGAGCCGTGCGCGAGCTGTTGAAAATACCCACGTTGGTAGCATGGCACATGACTGTGTAACCGGGTTTTTCAGGAATAATTTGATATTTGCCAAACACTTCATAGGTGCCATCATCTTGTGGCAATATGACATTGGGCATGATATCCCGCAGTTCTTGGCGCATTGCACGTTCAAACTCGCGATCCAGGATCATTTGAAAACGTAGTTGATCAATAGATAAACCGTGGTGGCAATCAGGGCGCCAATTATGCCTACACCCCAACCGATCAGTTGATCTGTGCGTTTCTCTGCCATGCGCTGGACCATTTCATGCACTTCGCGCAATAGAGTTTGTAGACCTGTGATTTTACCTTCCACATGTTCAAATCGTTGCTCCAGCTGGGTATAACGTTCAGCACACAGTTCCACATGGGCTTCCAGGCTCTTTTTTTCAATCTCGGTGGTTTCTGACATATTTTTATCCCTATTGATTATTTATAGCTGTAGACAAAAACCAGATGTTTTGATCTGGCCCATCCACCGTCAGTTGTGTGGGCACGATTTCGCCAGTTTTTAAAGTGTGTAGCATGGGTACCCCGGCTGAATCCATGCGCAACACCAAGGTAGGGTCATCGACAGGTCCATAGGCATCCGGAGTTTCTGTGGCAAATTCAAATTCCCAGGCACCATCAAAACGTTCTGGCACGGTCAAGTCCATGACCTGGGTACGCAAGCTGATCAACTGTGTGAGTGTTTCCCAGTTGCGTTGTTGATTTCTAGCACGATTCCAGGTGATCTCATCAACAATGTCCTGACCGGCACGATCTCTAAAAGGTATTCTTGAACTTTTGAAATATCCAGTGACACCCGTGGCCGTGATGTCAAACAGGCAACGGCACAGGATCTTAGTCATGGCGTGACAGTTCATAAATCACCCGGGCCTGTTCCAAGGCCGCCTGCAGGGCAAGATTGGTTCTGCTGGCCTGAGCAATTTTAACCCAAAGCATTTCTTCTTCAAGCTGTTGATCCCATTTGCGTTTTTCTTCACTGATGGAATGTAGTTCACGTTCGGTCTTGCCAAACTCGCGGCGATACACTGTGTCGCCGCCGTCAGGACTCTCAAAAATATACGTCATGCTGTACTTATAGCCAACAAAAAACCCTGGAGTTTTAATTCCAGGGTTTAGTGTTTTAATTAACTGAGTTAATTAAGATGCTGTTGTAGCTGTACTAGCCAAACGGAAACCAACGTTGGTTACAGTTGCACCAGCCAAGTTGTAGCCAGCTACTGTACCCAAGCCTTGGATGATCCCTTGCAATGTGGCTGCACTGTTGTTGCTACCATCAGTTGCTGTGTTGAAAGCACCTGTTGGATATGTGGCAACACTGAAGTTTGTCACGTTTGCTGTAGCGGCAACTTGATAAATTGCCACTGTAGCTGTCTGCTGGATTGTCTGCAACAGAGTCTGCAACATGCCGTTTACTTCGGCTTCTGTTGAAGGATCTGCACCTAGGTCGCAACCAAAGAAATCCAGTTTTGGACCCATGAAGTTGGTTGGTGTACCTGCAGGTGTGTAGGTTGTTGTTGCGGCCAACTGGGGACCGTTGAGGGTATCAGTTGCAAATACTGGTTGTGAACCACCACTGGTAATAGTTAATGATGCCATTTTAATTCTCCTTAGTATGTGGACCTGTAGTCCTACACTTATTTACCAAACTGAGGTAAAAAGGAGAGTTAGCCCACCAAATTGGGGTTGTTTAAAATGCGATTTCCGGCTGTGAATCCAAATCTATTGACCAGTTTGGCACGTCCTGCCGGGGTAGCAAGTACCCAGCCTTCGTGCCCGGGTTCCTGGCGATCCAGTTGATTCAGCATGTCAGTCTTGATTTCATGCAACAACAGGAAAGCTGTAAATGCGGCCGTGATACCGTCCATGTTGCTTCTGGGACTTTGCAGGTATTCTATGATGTTGGCAAACTTCCTGGGTGTGACATTGGTTCGTAACCAGGCTCCGAAGCCCGGT